AACGCCATGGGAACGCCGAATATGGAGCAGCTGCGGGAAGATGGTGTTGCGGTCCAGGGCCTGATGATGACCAACGCCAGCAAGTCGCAGCTGGTTGGCGGCCTCCGCCTGGCCTTCGAGCAGCGATCGTGGAAATGGGTCAAGGATGAGGCGGGCTGGCGTGAGCTGGAGGGCTACGAGAGCAGAGTGACAATCCAGGGCCAGATCAGCTACAACGCCCCTGAAGCTCTGCACGACGACACGATCATCGCCCGGATGCTGATGCTCCATCAGGCCAAGGCCGGGGTCTTCTCGATGGCGAGTTAGGGAGTATAATCAAGGCGATGCGCCTCCTGCCAAACACGATTGTTTCTCCTCGGTCGGCCTATCGTACTCTTGACATCCCGGGGTTGGGGTCCTTCGAGCTGACTTCTGGCCAAGGCGGTACGGCGCCAAAGGCTTACGTCAAGTCCGCCTGGGCTCACGCCGCCATGAATATTCGGGCACAAGAGCTGGCCGGCTTGCCTTGGCGGATCTCCAAGAATGGTGTGACCCAGGAGAACCATCCCCTGCTGCAGTTGCTTACTGACTTCGGCCGCGAGAGCAACTATGCTGAGGCGATGTCGGCTACCGAGATTGATCTTCTCACATTTGCGAAGAGCTTTTGGCTGCTTGATGGCGACGTGCTGCAACACCTTGACGCCCCGACGATTGCTGTCAAGGCTGACCAGACAGGCGTTCTGGAGTTCGTGCAAACTATCAGGGGCAAGGTCGTCAATCGGTTCGCGCGAGAGGAGCTGGTTTACTTCAAGGAGTACCTGCCCGGTAGCGACCTGTTGCCTGGGAAGCCGCTCATTGAAGTAGTCAACAATGCAGTCCAGATCGAGTATGAGAGCGGGCGTTACATCGAGGCCTTCTTGGCCAACGATGCGACGCCCTCATTGCTCCTATCCACTGAGCAAATTGTTGAACAGCCCATCCTTGAGAAGACATTGGCCTGGTGGAATAAGACCTTCCGCGGCAGTAAGAAGGCTGGCAAGGTCGGGATGGTCGATCGTGGTTTGAAGGCCCAGGTGCTTTCGACTAGTCTGCGAGAGATCGCCCTGGTCGAGCTGCGGGAGAGCGCCCGCAACGACATCTGCGCGGGCCTGCGCGTACCCTATCTTCTGGTCGGGGCGATGGTCAAGAGCACCTACGCCAACGTTGCGGAGGCCCGCCGCTTCTTGTTGGAGGAGATCGTTATCCCGCGGGGGAAGTACATCGCTGACGTCATCAATGAGGACCTGGTTTCTAAGATCGACCCGGAAGTCAAGTTTGAGTTCCTCCCCAACCAGATCGAATTGCTGCAAGAGGCGCAGAGCCTCAAGTGGGAGCGCCTCAATTCGGCAGTGGCGGCCGGCGCGATCTCTCTTCCTTTTGCTCGAGCCGAAATGGGGTGGCCCGAGAGCGCCGCGCCACCCACCCCGCCGGCGCCCGAGCCTCAGCAACCGGTTCTGCGGTCTTGGTCACGCAAGGCGCTCAAAGCGATGCGGGCCGGCGAGAGCGCCGACGTGCCGTTCGAGACTGATGAAATCTCGCTGCGAGAGCAGGCGGCGATCCGGGTGCAATTGAAGGCGGCCAAGTCCGTGGCCGATGTCGAGACGGTCTTTCGATGACGGCCCCATTCATACAGCTCCCGGCACCGCCAGTGATGACTGCCACATACGGCATGGACGTCTTTATCACTCCGTGGCTTCGTCAGATCTGTAGTGAGCCAATACCTGTCCAGGGGGATATTGGGGGAGGGGATATAAGTGGCGCCTGGCCGGTTGGATCTGTATTCATCTCGGCTGTCAGCACCAACCCGAGCATGCTTCTGGGATTTGGAACCTGGGGATCCTTTGGGGCTGGCCGGATTCTTGTGTCACGGGACGCAGGTGATCCAGACTTCGACACAGCGGAGGCGACCGGTGGAACCAAAACCCACACGCACCCTGGACACTCAGACCACGTCGTCACCCAGCCCGCTAACCACGTCGTTACCCAACCATCGAGCCACGTATTCACGCAACCTTCCGGACACTCAAACCACGCCTTTACTCAACCAAGCGGTCACTCCAATCACGTCTTCACTCAGCCCTCCGGCCACTCTGCACACGCAGCGCTAGTTGCGCACCAACACTCGCTCCCATTGCACGGGGGATCGACGCCGCGTATAACGGCCGGATATGGAACCGGCTCAAGCGTAGCCGGGACACGATCGCTTACCAACGCAGCGCAGACTACATCGCAAGCCGTGCTGCTGTCATCGGGGGTCAGTGGCGGGACACCCGACGCTCACTCGGCTCATGCCGGCGGAGCAGTCGATGCTCACTCTGCACATGCAGGCGGGGCTGTGGACGCCCACTCTGCTCATGCCGGCGGGGCTGTGGACGCCCACTCGGGAACGGCCGTCAACGCACACTCGGGAGCCGCAGTGGACGCACACTCGGCACACGATAGCCCCAACCACATGAACCCCTACATCGTGGTCTACATGTGGAAGAGGACGGCGTGACAGAAGTGGGCGTGCGCGTCGATCCCGTCGAGCTGGCTCGGGTGAACCGGGCGCTGACCGCCATTGAGGCCGAGACGCTCATTGATCCTGTGCTTCCTCAACTTGGGACCATGATCGTTGAGGAGGCCAGAATCTACCCTCCGCCCGTCCCCACCGGCCAGCATTTCATTGTGCGCAAGGGAAGGCGCGGGGGTAAGCTGGTGCGGATTGAGACCGGCAAGTATGAGCGTACCGGCGTCCTTGGGGCTGGGTGGGGAGAGCGAGTGGAGACCGGCGCTGGGCGCCCGGACGAACTCCTGGCTGAAAACCCGGCAATCTACGCCGGCTACGTGATGGGGAAGCGGCAGCCATTCGCCTGGCCATACGGCTGGAAGCGGATCAAGAAGATCGGCGAGGAGCAAATCGACATCTTCGTCGTAACGCTCAAGAATAGGGCGGCTGAATTGTGGGGCAGACAATGACACAGCAGATGCGTTTCAAAGAGGCCGGCGCCGTACGGGCGCTGCTGGACGGGGAACAACGGAAGCTGGAGGTTCTCGCCATTCCCTACGGATCCCCCACCAGGATGGACCGTCTCAAGCAATGGTTCACCCCCCGCACGAAGCTGATGATCGATGTCGGCGACCGCCGGCCGGTGCTCTACATGCATGGCTTTTCCCCGCAGAAACGGACCATGAAGGACCCGGCGGTCATCGGCACCGCCACGGTTAGTCGTCAGGACGAGAGGGGCCTCTGGATGGTGGCTGAACTGTTCGATTATCAAAGCCCGCTCGCTACTCGGGCCTGGGATGCGGCGAAGCGTGGAGAGGCGGGAGCCAGCACTGGATCTGTGCTCCACCTGATGCGGCCGGAGTGGGGTCTTAGCGGGCCTCCTCCCAACACGGAGGTCGAGGTCTGGCCGATTGCGGAGCTGTCTATCTTCGACGTTGGCCCAAACCGGGTTCCAATTAGTGATGACGCGGTTGTCTTGCCGCTCAGAATGGTGTACGATGACCTGGAAATCGACTTCCCCGAAGCGTTCGAGGCCGGTGAGGCGAAGGGCGGGGATGGGGAGCTGCAAGCTAAGCCTATCCGTGCTGCGTTCGAGCAACAAGGAGTTGCTGCGATGACTACTGAAATCGACCAGGCCGTGGCCGCCGCGCTCGCCAAGCGCGACGCGGACGCGACGGCCCAGGCTGAGCACGACAAGAAGGTCGCCGAGGCCAGTGTTGAGGCCTACAAGAAAGACCACCCCGAGCGGCCGGCGAGCCGCGCCGTGTTCAATGTCCAGAAGGAAACGAAGGCCGGCGCTCCTGGGGCCTTCCGGATCACCAAGAAGGATGAGGATCTTGGGATCACCCTCGAGGACAAGAAGGAAACCCACGAGTTCTACTGGAACCTTCGCAAGGGCCGTCTGGGGAATGGACAGATCCCAGACCGGGACGCCATCCGTGTGGCGACCGCCCTCGAAGAGACGGAAGCCGACGAAGGGCTGCCGATGGTGCCCCAGGATGCGCTGAACCGCATCTGGGAGAAGCGGGATCTGGTCTCGATCGCACGCCAGGCCGGCATCACCGTCTTGCAGACGGCGCGGCTGATCTTCAACATTCCCCGCGAGGTCACGCCGATGACGGCAATGGCAGCCGTCGCCGAGAATGCGGCCTACGTCATCAACCCGGTGGCATTCGGGCTGCTGGCGGTGACGGTGGTCAAACGGGGCACGATGCTCAGCGCGACCGAAGAGCTGCTGGAGGACCAAAACCTCTTCCAGAGCTGGCTTGAATCGGCGGTAGGGCGGGCCATCGGTCTGGGGGAGAACATTGACCTGTATGCCGCCGTCGATGACAAGGCAGGCGTGCAGACGACTGCCGGCGCACCGACCGATGCGGAACTCTTGGCGGGGTACTTCGCCTTGCCACAGCAGTATCGCAATGGTGCGGTCGTGATCGGCAACGACACGACCTTTGCCTACATGCGCGCGCTGCTGATCGCAACGCCTCGCGCGTATGGCAGCTTCCCTGATGTCGGTGGGGAGTTCGAGACCTGGATGGGCAAGAGGATCTTCGCCGACAGTAACTGGCCGACGTTGGCCGCCGCCGGTGCAAACGTTGAGTATCTGAGCTTCCTCAACGCCTCCGAGGCCCTGGCGCTGGTCGAGCGCCGCGGGGTGAAGATCCTGGTGGACCCCTTCACCTTGGCCGGTACGGGCGAGGTCAAGTATTACCCGTCCGTCCGCTATGCGATCGCGCTCGTGAATGGCGACGCGATCAGCAACCTGTCCGACACCTAAGCCTGAGCTGGGGGAGGGGACTTCCACCCTCCCCCAGGGAGATCGAACCTGACGAACTACACGACCCTCGAGGCGCTGCGAAAGTATGGATCATTCGACAGCCACGTCGATGACGCGCTGCTCAATGCCATGATCGCATCGGCGACTAGGGTGATCGACCTCTTCACTGGGCGGACCTTTGCCGTCGAAGAGGAAACCGCCCGCACCTTTACCCGGCCGACCCGTTCATACGTGGGGATGATCGATCCATTCGAGGGGCCGGTCCTTTTGCTGGAGGATGAGCTGGCTGAGGCACCTTCTGCCATCACCGGCTCCCCTAGCGTGTCCTACCTGCCCCAAAAAGCCCCTTTCTGGGCGATTGTGCTGGCAGATGGGGCCTGGACGCCACCCATCACCGTTACGGGCTTCTGGGGCTATTCTAGGGTTGCCCCCCCGGACATTGAGTTTGCCTGCCTCCGGCTGGCCAAGTGGCTGTACAGCCTGCGCGAAACGACCCGCGGTGACGCTGTTGTCGTCACTGACCAGGGGGCCGTGCTTCTCCCATCGACCCTACCGGCCGATGTCATCGCCATCCTGTCGCCCTATCGTGGGCCGAGAGCGAGTCGCCAATGAGCAGCGCCGTCGAGGAGGTCTATCTGGCCCTGGCAACGATGGACATCGGCGGGGTGAAGAGCCGTAACCTTGGCCAGGTCAAGTTGGAGATCCGCCAGGCGGACTACCCTTTGCGGATCTTGCTCCCTTCGACGCGTGGGGAAATGGCTTTCGTGATGATCGGGACGGTCCAGAAGATCACTTGGAAGATCAGAGACCTTTGCCTGTGGGCCCCGGTGGCGGCCGGAGAGGTTGCACAGTATGCCGGCCCGATGCTCGCCTATGTCAAGGGCTACCTGGCGGCCCTGAAAGAGTTGCGGGCGCCTAGCGGCCAGAGCTACACGCTTGGATTCTCTGCTCAGATGGGGCCGGTCTTGTGGGCTGACGTGGACGCCTGGGCCGTCGATTGCAACGTGACCGTGGAGGAATACGTATGACCCTCAGAGTTGTCAGCGCCACGCCTGTTGTCACCGCCGGTATCTACGCCTCCGGTGATGCCGTTGGCGGCTTGCTGGAGTTCGAGAACATCGTCTCGCCCTTCGAGCCCTCGGCTGAGATCGTCGGGGCGATCCTGATCGACAAGGCCAACCAGTCTGCCTTGCTGCATCTGCTCCTCTTTGATCGCACCTTCACACCGACCGTCGATAATGATGCCTTCGACCCGAGCGACGCAGACCTGGCCAACGTGATCGGTAGGATCGACTTTCTGGCCGCCAGCTACGAGGGCTTTACTGACAACGCCACCTGCCATATCGTTTCCTATGCTCAGCCCATCGTCCTGGTGGACGGGGGAACGAGCTTGTTTGGCCAGCTGGTCGCCGAGAGCACGCCGACCTACGCCAGCACGTCGGACCTGACCGTGAAGCTGATTGTGAGGTCCTGATGTACATTGCCACGAACGAGAAGCTCCAGATCTCGCAGGAAGCCACCTACGGCGACGGCGCAGCCGCCACGATCCAGCTGGCCGGCGTGAGCTGCTCGATCGAGCCCAAGGTCGAGACGGAGCAGGTGCTCGACAAGCGGG